CACTTGCATCTTGCCATGCACTTCCATCATAAAATTGTAGTTTAGTATCTGTAGTATTGAAAACCATAGCACCTGCGGTAACAGTAAGTGCATTTCTCTGTGTGGTATTCATTACTGGAGGATAGAATGCACCCGTCGTTCCAGACGTTATAATTTCTGGTGCTTCAATCTTACCAGTAATAGCATTTAAAGTAATTCCTGTTCCAACATTTACTATATTACTAGTACCATCAATCGTTACTGAAGATTTACCAACAGTTAAAATACCAGTAATTCTAGCATCACCATTTACAACTAGATCTTCAGTAAAGAATCCAGTATCAACACCAACATGCATTTCTGCCGCTGTTGCTATTCCCGTAATATTCCAATTTCTTGCAACTGCTTCATCATATTCAAGATCTCCAGTAACATTTAAATTACCAGTGACTGTAGCATTTCCTTCAACATATAAAGCACTATCAGTTCTAGCGGTCGTAGCAATACCTATATTAGATAAAGTATGAATACCAACACCATCATAAATCCAAGCTGTACTTCCACTACTTACGGTAGAAAATTTAAATTTCTTTCCTGCAGGTCCGGAAGTATCAACCTGTAGATACATTCCATCATATGAAGAAAGATTTGTTGCTACACCAACAATATCATCAAGATACTGAAGTTGTGTTTCTCCACCACCACCAAGTGTAGACAATTGCTGTTGAATCCTATTGATAAAAATCTTATAATGATTCTGTAAATCATCAAGTGTTGCGTATTTTTGATCTAAAGGAGTTAATGGATCGGAATTATTTGTTTGTGGTGGAACATCTAAAAGACCTTCTGTAAGAGTTTCTTCCTTAAAACTCTCTAATACATTTTCAATATAAAGAATCTTTTTAACTAAACTCTTATTCTTTTTCTCAAAGAGATCAATATCTAATGACCTAACAGTTTTCTTAACAGATTTTTTTATCTCATCAATATACTTATCTTGCTTTTTAATGTGCTCTTCATTTATAGAAATAACAAGTTTTAAATCTTTAATCTTATTAGTTACATCCACTTCAAGNGACTCAACACCTTCTTCAAGTAATCCAACTTCATTTCTCAATTTGGTATCATAATCTATAGCATGAGTATCTACCTTATTAGAGATGGTTTCAATATTATATTTGAATTCATTTAGTTTCTTATCCTCATGAATTTCTCTCTTTTTAAAATCCTTATAAAGATTTTCATATAATGATGAAATATCATTAATATTGGATTTTGATTCATCAATTACTGTTTGAAGATTAGAAAGTCCTTTATCNACCTTCTCAGAAGATTCTNCAAATCCACTTTCCAAATCATCTGTTACTAATGATAATTGATCATTTATTAATTTTACATCTTTCTGTAAAGTTTCTTTAAGAGTATTGATTAGAGTTTCAGATTCAAGTTTATTTTCAACAATTAAATTCTTATATTTTGGAATTTCTTTATTAATAAATTCCTGAACTGTATCATTCAGATTACTTACCTTTTCTTTATAATCCTTCTCAACANTTTGAATTTTATTCTTAAATTCTTCGGTAAAAAAGTTTAAAGATTTTTCTGTCTTTAATTCAGTTTCTGCAAAGAATGTCTTATACCTAGGAATTTCTTTTTTAATTACATTATCTAAATCTTCCGACATGGAAAAGATTTCACTTCTTATCTTATCTAAAGATTTTGAATTAATTCCACCAACTTCTTCTTTAATAGAATCTACTCTTTCTTCAACTTTTGCACTAAGATCTTCAGATTCAGAAATTAAAAGATCCTTTAATTTTCCAAAATTAGAATCAACNCTATTCTCACTTCTTAAAAGATCATTCTTATATTGTAATGCATCAACACTTAAGAAATTATTTACTTTTTCTGCTAAAGATGAAAAGTCATTTTTAATTTTGAAAATAGACTTTGTATTTAAAGTTTCAATACCTTCTTCTACTTTAGCAATACTATCCTTAACATAAAGTAGATGTGCTGTCATAGCATCATCTAAATTCTCTTTTGTAGCAAGAGAATCAATATCTTCCTTTATTTCTTCAATTTCTTCTGATATATCCTGTATTTTCTCTACATTCTTACTAAAAGTTCCAAATGTCTGTGTAAAATCATTTAACGATTGAATGTGATTTACATTTGTTTGAAATGCACTAAAAGCTTCATCAATAGTAGAGACATTATTCTCTTTATAAGAACTTTTCACCTCTTCAAAAGGATTGATTTCAATTTTATTAAAAAGTTCTGAGGGTTTTTTTAATGCCACTTATATTTCTCCTAGGATATACCGGCAAGGACTAAGGCGTTTCCTTCTACCAATCTTATTACAGTACCATTACCAGATGTCATCTTCACGTCATAAAAATATCGACCTTCAGTTACAATACCAGTAACAGCGGCACTCATTTCAAGTTTAACTTTACCACCTGCAGAAGAAGCAATACCGACATAACTAAATCCTGTAGACGCAGCAGCACTAACATGTTTTCTTAAAGAAGCTGTTACTGCATAACCAGTAAGATCTACTGCTGAACCATCATTGTAGGTATAGAAAAATTCCTCATTGTAATCAGCACCTTGAGGTATTGTAATATTAATTGATGGTATCGCGGAATGAATACCGGACTTTACTGTCATGATCTTTTCTAATTATTTAGTTCTTCCTGCTCTGCTTTATTTGACTTAAGTAATTTTGACAGTTCTGCCGTTGAACCTACAAATAAAGCATTGTTTACAGTTGTTGGTCCTTTAACTTCTTTCTCTTCTTCTACTTCTTTTAATTTNTTCTGAAGATCCATTAACTTATCGGTTGCATCAGAAACACTCTTAATAAGTTGTCCAGCAACTTCATATGCTCTAGGCATTTCACTTTCTTGAGCAAGTTCAAGAATACCATTAATTGCTTCTTGTCCCTTTTCAATTATACTGTAAAGATTACCTCTTGTATATTCGTAATCTTTTGTGATATCAGTTTGAGTAAGTCTATCGGGTCTCTTTACGCCAACTTGTTCTTCCGGTGCCTCAACTATATCTGCGGTAATAACGTTAGATTCTGATTCATTAATATCCATTTCAATATCAAATTCTCTATTTAATCTATCAAACTTTTTTGTCATTTTCATCCGAATGCACCACTAAATCCAAAGTCATCTCCATCTGGAATGAGATCAGCATCGGCCGCTGTAATGGATTTAATTTCTGCTCCATTTAAGTGTGTAGTAATAGTAGTTCCATCTTGACCTCTGGATACTGTAATACTATCAGTACCAACAGATTTAACATACACTTCCTCACCATCCAGATCAATATATGTATCTACAGTTATATTATCAGGTTCTACTACTTTTATTACAGTGTCATCAACAGCCACATCGTCCATCAACACAGTAAGAATCTGACCACTATAATTCTTAAGTGCTCTTCTTTCAGTGGAGTATGAAACATCTCTGTCTGGAACTGTACCGGAAAGATTTCCAGCAATAAATCCAACAGTAGACTTTGTGATGATATCGGCAGTAGCAGTGCTGATAGGACCGAATAGGTATGTCTTTGCACTAAATCTCATAGTATAAATTAATGCTCTTCTTGTAGTAAAATCACCTTCATAATCATCATTTGTAGTAATACTTTCAAGAACAACAGGTATATCTCTTTTCTCTCCTATCGTTTCTACTAAGTTAACTGTTAAATTGTAAGATGGTTGAAAATATGGAAGAATCTGCTCAACAATCTGAAGCATATCATCATTTAACTTTGTCATAATTGACAACTCAAAATTCATATTATAAGGAACTGGCATATATGCTTTTTGATGTCGATTTCTTATCAGAACTCAATGCTTTTGAAAATTTTTGAGTTTGAGTAACTTTCCTTGAAGGATCGTATTGTAACCCAGTAAATTCAAATGACATTCTTGGCAATGTCATAGCAACAGACTTATTTAAATCTGGAGATTGAGTAAGTCTTGCTAAAAACTTTTGCGTTGGTCCATAAGACAAAGGAACTCTAAACTGATTTACTACTTCTTCAG